TCTGTGGCTTTCACATGAGGACGAATAACTTTCAGTTTAGGGGCATATTTCTGATATGTGTTTCTTAGTTGCTCTAATGTAATTAAATCGTTTTCTTTAAGAAGGCCCGTGATCCCCGACGCATCCATCTCGTTCTGAGAAACGTTCATACGTTTCAATTGTTTTTTGATTTGCGCGGGAGAAAGTCCCTCCTCACCAATCTGCAAAAGAGTTTTTGTGTTGAAAAGCGCGTTTCCTAAATTACTGCGGGTTCTTAAAAAGCTAGATTCTCCGCTTGAATAATTCTCAGGGTTATCTTCCACCTGGGATTTAGCTTGCCCACTGCTTGGACCTTTTTGTACTTGGCCTTCCATATTTTGACTAGCTTCAGGAGGAAAAGTTTGCCGATCCTGCTTCGTCTTTTTTCTTTGTTCCCGAGCAGCAAGAATATCAGGATCGTTACCTAAATTAAGCTCCTGACGTAACTGTTCATTGGGAGCAAGTTCAGGTTCCGGCTCCGGTGTTTCGCCTAAATCCATCTCTATCTGCTCTGCTGGCACACCCTCGTCAGCCGCTTTCTTCTTATCAGCTAACTGTTTGGCCTTGGCTAACCGAGCCGCCTTCGCCGCACCAAAAAGACTACCAAAAATAGGAATTGCACCCAGACTTGTTAAACCCGCGCCAACATAATCCCCCTCCCTAATAGAACCCGCCACCGAAGGTAGGTTTTCATCAGGGTTAAAAGGATTAGGGTAGTAACCAAAAGCTTCTGTGATACCGGCAGTCGTTCCAACATATGGATCGGGCGATACCAAAGCTCCGAGTAACGCGGCTCTCTCAGGATCTTCCTCTAGAAAGTCATACGCAGACAAAGCTCCTTGTTGCAAGGTTCCCGGAACTGAGCGAACATCTGCCAAAAGTTGTTCTATCCCCTGTGCAGGGGTTAAAAATTCTGTCCGTGCTCTAGATTTAAGTCTTCTGCGCGCTGCCGTCATCTGGATAACCTAAACCAATTTTACAAAACCAACAACGGCAAGAACAAATATTAATGCAACAGACACAACAATACCGATAATCAACAGCATTTCATCGCGTTCTTGCTTCTTGCGCCGAGCAATACGCTTTTGTTCCGCAATAAACTCTTTTTCTTCACGAATACGCTTCTGACGTTCAGCAACGATCTGTCTCCAGGTACCGTAACCGAAACGATTATCTATCATTATAGAAATTTCTTCGAGTTGCTCTTGAGCTAATTTGGCATCTATAACCGAGTGAGCCGCATCCTTGGACTGCCCAATTAAAGACTTGTCACCAAATCGTTTTTGTTGGACTTGCTTCTCTCCCTGAAACAAGCCATCGATAGCACCCGCGATATCTTTGATATCGTTGGCTGTATTTATATTAGATTTTATGAACTCGACGGATTTTTGTACAAGTGCAATTCCAGCCAAGCCAGAGGATATTGGATCCATAAAGATGCTCCATCAATAGTACTCCCTCCTTTTGGAAGGGATGTACACTTCAGATTCATCCTCCTCGAGATTGACCAATCCCCCCTCTCGGAACCGGATCAATGCCATAGTCATACTATCACAAAAATCGTCATGGTCACCATTAGGAAATGATGCACACTCTTCAATGACTTCTTCTGCAAAAGTTTTGTTTGGTGCCCACACACGCCCAGCTTCAAAGATTGGAGCCACCATATGCATACGCGTAGTCTTGTCGATACCGCCACCACGCTTCCTCCGACCCGGAGAATAGGTGAGAACAGGTATGTTTATCCGTAAAAGCTCGTCGGCAAGAGGTAAACCAGACGCTTTGCCCTCAATCAGCACCATGTCCGGTTCCCAATATTCGTATTGCTCCAACGCTTCGTCCTTGAGCTCGGGGAAATTGTACCGACCCTTCGTCGCATCAAGCAAAATCAAGTGCTCAACACCGTCCTCGAACGGATCAAACACGCCCCAAGTCGTAATTGCAGTGTAGTCAGCAGTCTCTTTCTTGGAAAATGCTGTGTCATACGACTGCAAAATGTAATTGAGACGCGGAACATTCTCCTTTTCCCACGGTTGCCACCACTCTCGCTTGATCATGGCAACTTCTTCGGACGTAGGGTCCTGTTGCCACTGTGCGTTCCACTTTGTTGGCGACAAAGACGCTTTTACAGACAGTAATTCTTCTTTTTGCCAAAATTCAGGCCACAATGGGTTCCCAGACGGCATAATTGCAGGAAATTCGACCACCTCCCACTTGTCAGACAGCACATCTTTGCCCTGATCCGCCAGTAACCTCCCTGTTAAGTCCTTCATTGACCACCGTGTTTGAACGATAATGATGGAACCACCAGGTTGGAGACGCTGTCTCGGTCCAGATGTGTACCACTCATACGTCATATCGTATGCAGTAGACGATAAAGCATCCTGTTCCGAGTGCGGATCATCAATAATCAGCAAATCAGCACCACGACCCGTCATCGCCGCGCCCACACCAGCGGCAAAGTACTCGCCTTTCATGCTTGTTTCCCACCTACCGGCGGCTTGACTGTCTTGTTTAAGATCCGTATCGGGAAAAACTTCGGTATAAATAGGATCCGCAATGAGGTCACGCACTTTTCTACCAAAACGGGTGGCTAGTTCCGTGTTCATCGTTGCCTGAATAATTTTCAGTTTAGGGTTCCTTCCAAGAAACCATGCCGGCATGAGGTATGAAGCTAGTTCAGACTTGGAATGACGGGGCGGCATGTTGATGATTAGGCGTTTTAACTTGCCCTGCGCCACTTGTTCTAGTTTTTCTGCAATTACCCGGTGGTGCCGACCCTCGATAAAATTATCATACACATGGTGGGCGAAACACATAAACTCGTTTTTCGCTTTTTCCCGAAGTTCAAGGTTCCTTAACGTCTCTTCTAACGCAAGTTTTTGACGTAACACCTCATCAGGGACGGCAGCATACTGATCCATGTGCCGAATGATATTATCAGCAAATGAATTTATCAACCCAACATTGTACTAACGTACTCGCTTCGCTCGTACTCTATTTTAGGGGGTGCCCACCCCTGCAAGCGCAAACGCAAAAAAAGGGCACGGGGAGTAACCCCCGTGCCCCCTGCGTAGCCGGACGAGGCTACGCCGACCACACTAACGAACGTCAGGAACGATAGGCATAGGCGGAATGACCAAGTCTAACAAGTCCTGCCCGTGGTTAGTAGAGAATGTTGGAGTGATATATTTTGTGTACTTCTCGGAAACAGTATAAGCGGATTTCTTTTGCCATTGAAACTTTAGGGATACACCCTCTTGCTCCACTTCAGCAATGACCCCGTGCTTGGGGTTGTCTATCCAATGTTGCGGAGCTTCAATAAGCAACGTCTTGCGGAGATCTGCTTTCTCTTTCTCCAATGCTGAAATTTGTTTCTTCACTTGTTCAAAGCGAATTGCTGTTTGATAAATATCCATGTTTAGCCTCGTTTGTTGCGTAAGCATCATTGCTTACATTTACGAAGTTACTAAATCCCCAAAACGTTGTCAAATGTTTTTTTATTTATTTTTATTATTTTTTATGTTGTCCCATTTTATTATATGTGTATAATGAGTGTATTCTCAATTCAACGAAGGAGTACGAAAATGAGAAAGCTACGTTTAAACAGTGAGAAACTTTTGGGACTGCTTGTCGGTTTCACTGGTTTCCTATTTTTGTTTGGTTCTGTCTTTGGGCAGGGCGGTTTTTTTGAAGAGGGAGGGCGTGAAGTCTTTGGGTTCACCGCTGTTCTTTTTATCGGTCTTGCACCGACCGTTTGGATTTTTGGAGGTAACAACAAATGAGTGAAGAAACTATGCAAATCACAATGAGAGAATGCTTGGATGAGATTGCAAAGACAAGCGACGAAGTCGGACGTATGCATATTGCTAACGTCGCATTGGAGCAATTGCTTACCATTATGCAACTCACTAGTGAACGTTGCGTTGCTAATGCAATCATGGATGCGGTTAAGGCAATCAAAACAGAATGCCCAACCGTGAACGAGGTGCCTACACATGACGCGTAATAATATGCTTGATGCATTCAGGGAGTTGGGCAACCAACTCTCTGAGTACGAAGAAAACCGAGCGACTGGTTTTGGTTCGGCGATTAACCAACTCACACAGAACGAACCAATAAATGGCATCGCCGACGAAATTGTTCAAGCCCTTACTGAACAAGCGGAGGCTTGCGAGAGAATGGCAGAGGCTACTCGTAAAGTCGCCGAGCTTAACGAACGGTTGGTGCGGTTTATGATTCGCTGAAAGTTTCGTAGCGAGAAAAGGGGCGGCTTCGGTCGCCCCTTTTTTTGAAAAAATTTTGACACCGGGGGCCGGGCAGCCAGGCCCGGTATTGTAACAGCCGCAAGGCGCAAGGGCGCAAGGGCCCAGGAAGGATATAGAATGCCAGACACAACAGAAGTATTTAAATACCTCGATGAACTACGCGAGAGTGGTGAGGTGAACATGTTCGGATCCGCTGCGTATGTTCAGGAGGAATTTGGCCTCGGACGCAAGGATGCCCAGAGCGTGGTCAACGAATGGATGCAACAATTTTCGGTTTGACTTTCCCAATGGGATATGTATACTAAAATGGTCTAACCAGAAAAGGAGTACAGATATGGGACTAGACATGTATCTAACTGCAAAGAAGTTTCACACCGTCCACGAGAAAGTTGACGGTAAACTTCAACACCGTCCTCGTAAAGTAGTAGACGGCTTTCCGCTTGAAGGTGAGAACTTGGAAGTCATGTATTGGCGGAAGAACCATTGGCTACACGGCTTCATCGTGGACAACTTTGCGAATGGAGTGGATGAGTGCCAACCCATCGAACTAGATGCCGCCGACCTAACATTGGTGGCGAGGAAACTTGAGAAGTGGGCAGATGACCCTTCGGAGTTTGCACCGAAAGACGGCTTCTTCTTTGGTGTTCGTGCTGAAGATGAACACTACGAAGAGGTGCGAGATGACTACCGTAAAGATGCTGTGGCGGAAGCCCAAGCTCTTTACAAAGCTGTAGAGTGGTTGAAGGCAGACACCGAAGGGCGTGAGTATCGGTCTGTCACTTACCAAGCGAGTTGGTAAGATGTCTGAACTTACTTTCAAAGGAGAGTTGCTGAAGCGAGTGGTAAAACACTCGCTCTCAGTAAAACGAAAAATCCCATACGTTGAAGAGTACACCGACGACATGGGCGTGTGGCTGGTGAAAGACCAAGGCATTTATGTCATGGCACCAACGCACGAGGAACGCGATAAGGATGAGAAGGGGCACACCGTTGTGTGCTACGCGAATGGCTATCGCGGAGATGTAGAAGACGACACCCTGTGGGACAAAACCCACGCGGTGTCCGGTGATGACTTCGCCGAGTTTATCCCGCTGGGAGAAGAAATGGTGGAGCGCATTCTACAGGCCAACAACAGAGCAAACGCCCTGAAGATTAATCTATTCGAAAGCACAATCCTTGTTGAAGCTTAGAGTTGGTTGGCGGGAAAAAGGGCGGCTTCGGCCGCCCTTTTTTTCGTGCCCAGCTTTCCAGGTAACCGGGATCACCCGCAGCCTGGGCCCGGATCGAATCGGATTCAGGCGCAAGGCGCAAGGAACGCTGCGGATCACCGGGGCGAAGCCCGCGGGCCTGGATCAAAAATTGCACCGGACGCAAGGCGCAAGGCTTGACATATCCATTGGAATAATGTAGGTTTAGGACATGACAAAAAATCTTGGAACATATAAAGGGTCTGCCATCTTATCTAATACAAGCAAGATGCCAGGCTATTCAATCTCAACCCCGGCCGCTGATTGCAAGACCGGATCAAAGCTGGCCCAGGTACCCGGCTCCGTGTGTCACGGTTGCTATGCCCTAAAAGGATCTTACCGGTATCCATCGGTTAAAGAAGCCATGGCTAAACGCCAGGACTTCATGAAGTCCCCGAAGTGGGTTGAGCTCATGGTTGGAACAATTAACAAGACCCGGTCTCCTTATTTCCGGTGGTTCGACTCCGGCGACGTACAGTCAGTACAACACGGGCATCAGATCCTGGAAGTGTGTGAACGTACACCAGGTAAGTCCCATTGGATCCCGACCCGGGAAACAAAGATCTGGAAGACAGTGCTACTGCAACGCAAGGGAACGCTACCCGGCAACGTAGTACTGCGCGCTAGCGCGACAATGGTCAACGATTCGCCGCTGAATAGCTTCGAGAACACCTCCACAGTGCACGATAGCGATTACCAGGGCCCTAGCCTCGGGCACATATGCCCAGCTTCACAGCAATCCGGCAAATGCGGCGACTGCCGTGCCTGTTGGAACGCGGAAGTAAAGAACGTTTCCTACCCAAAACATTGAAGAATCAGACCTTGAGATACCCGGTGATCACCGGGCCTGGCTGCAGCCGGGTGGTATTGGGGCGCAAGGCGCAAGGCACCCTGGATCACCCGGGGCTGCCGGGTTCATATTCGGACGCAAGGCGCAAGGTTTGATCAACCTGGATCACCCGGACTCGATCAAACATGGAACGGACGCAAGCCGCAAGATCATCCCCGGTATATGCAGCCTGGATCCCGGTGCCGGATACGCCCTCGGACGCAAGGCGCAAGGCATCACCGCCGTCAAATAAAAATAGACTAGGCTTCTTGGGTCGTGAAACTAAGAAGAAGGAGATGCCACCAGCGGCAGAATACTGCATATTCCACGCAATCTGTGAGGGGCGTATGGAGACAGTGTCTCCTTTTATACATTTTAATTCGACCCAAAAGGCTGTTTTATCCGCACAAATGTGTACGTCAGGGATGCCTGACCCTGCTCTATTTTCAACCCTCGTTTTGTGTGTTCCCTTCGGCAGTGCGGTCTTCAATCTGTTCCAAAGGTTGCGCTCCGGTGTCGGCATCAAGTACCTCCTCATACTCTGCTTCGATGAAAGCGGCCGGGTGTTCGTCTCTCAACTTGGATAGCTGTTCAATAATTTGATCCCGAGACATTTGGTCATACGAATGGACATGTTGGTTCTCGCGTCGGTCAACAGTCAGCCCTCCCAAGCTGGCACGAATTTTTTCTGCGTTGATGGCAGCAGAGAACTGACCTTCCGATTCGGCATTGTGTGACAGGTCGGATAATCTTTTGAGTTGCCCTATCAATGTCACTCCGTATTTACGTTCATGTTCCTGACGGAGTTCAGCGATGTGTTGCGGGACTAACGGGAAGTCTTTTCCGTTGAGAAGTTTGTGAGCATATTTCACCGCGACCTTCTCACTGTATCCAGCGCGTCGAGCACACTCGGCGTTGCTGTACACACCTTCAACAATATGTCGTGAAAATTCTTTCTGACGATTGGTTAAAAATCCACCTGATTGTTCTTCGGCTTCAAGCTCCATGTTTCCTCGCATGTTTATAGTGTTCCCAAGTTTTAATCAGGCTCCTATAGAAGCCATGCCATTTCGCCGGGTAATGAACCCAACCTTTTTTATCACCACGCCAAACAAGCCCGAAGCCCCATGAGCTTGTCGGTGGTGCGCTCTTCCAAAAACTTAAACGTGGCCTCATTTCTATCCCCTAAAACTATTTCCCCTGACTTTTATTAATATATAGCAAAGTCACAGATTTCGCGCCATCAGTATGACTGCACCCTGATACAGTTGATACAGTTAGTGTAACACAAGTGTATCAGCTAGAACCCTTGTACACCCTGCGTTACAGAGAAACTGATACACTGATACACTGATACACCATTTTCACAAA